ATTCACAATACACAAAAAGATACATGAACTATTCTGTTACACTTAAAGCACCTGACGGCACTGAAAGTGTTATTGATTGCCCTGATGATTCTTATATCTTAGATGCTGCTGAAGAAGCAGGATTTGATATGCCATATTCTTGCCGTGCAGGTGCATGTTCTTCCTGTGCAGGTAAGATTGTCAGTGGCACTGTAGATCAAAGCGATCAATCGTTCTTGGATGATGACCAGATTGAAGCAAAGTTTGCATTGCTGTGTGTATCTTATCCCACCAGTGATTGTGTAGTTGAAACTGAGAAAGAAGAAGAACTCTACTAATGGAAATCTTAATGATCGCTCTTCTTGGTGGTGCCATCTTCGGTGCATATAAACTTACCCCCAAAAAATAATGTCTTGCAATCTTCGTAAACAAACACTAGACGCATTGCGTTCTCAAGCAGAGGGTAACATTGCTAAAGCAAGAGTTAATGTAGAGGTATATCTGCATAACCCTGTAGGTATTGGTGAGCATCCTGATGTTCTTGCTGCAATTCAGGAACAACTTGATATTATTGCTCACGAAGAAGAGCGTATTGAAGTTCTAGACAAACACTTTAATGATCATCACGATGTCATCGGATAAATAGCACATACAGTTAAAGTATGTTCTATGGAGGACAAAAAAGCAGCAAAGAAGATCATCAAACGTGCAAAGAAGCACCCTGATTGGTATACTGCGGAAGATGTGAGATTTGCTAAACAAGTGAAGAAACGCATCAAAGCAGAAAAAAAGTTAAGAAAAAAAGAATTACAAAATGATTAGTTCTGCGACTGAAAAGGATTGGGAAGACTTTTGGAAATCAGAAGATATTGTCAATTCTTATTCAGAATACGTTAATGATGAAGATTTATTAATCAACTCTGAAGAAAACGTTAAAGTACTAACTAATATTGAAAAATTGTGTTAAGATACTAACACATACAAGGAGATTGCCAATGACTCTGCCCAAAAATAAACAATTGGATCAAAATGAAATTGATTCTATGAAAGTTGCGGTAGAGGAGTATGATATTAGGGCAATACATCCCGATAAGATGGAAGACTTTGCAGAATATCTTGTGCGAAAGGCAAGACAATCTGAATAGTGTCATAAGGGTGCTTGACTTGCACCCTTTTTTAATGTAAATTATCATCAAACGAGAAATCAAATGAAACTTGCACTTGCAACACTACTAATTTGTGTCACATCTGCTCCTGCACTTGCGGGTGGACCCAGAACAGGATATAGGTCTAGTGGTGGATATGCAGAACAAGAAAAGTGTTTTAGAAGAGAATATCGCGAAGAGTATGTTCCAGGCACTATGAGTAGTCCTGGTTATGTAAAATCATATAAAAAGAGAGTACGAGTTCCTTGTGAAAGACCCCAGTTTATGCCTCAAACTACTCCTCATTATCACCATGAAGAACAACATCCCAACGTGGGTCGTACAGATGACAATTCCTGTGTCGAAGGATCTATCTTAGGTGGCATTGCTGGCGGTGGTTTAGGTGCTGCACTATCACGTCAAGATGGTAGATTGTGGGCAATCCCTTTGGGTATTGTTGGTGGTGCTATGGCAGGGTGTCAGGTAGACGGTGGTTGAACTGACCACATTTCTCCCACTCCTCATCAATCCTGTGTATATTAACAGGGTATCAAAAATACTATGAACACTCAAGAAAAAAATGATGCACAACAGATTGCTGAAGAATTTTGGGCAAAGGTTGAATCTGAAGCAGCAGAACTTGAGGTAACTGTTGACTACTACCTTGAAGAGTTCTTCTTTTCATGATATAATCAAAAGGTAATCCATCGGAGACAATGACCAAACTTTTCTACATCGTGGACCACTATGTTCCCTTCCCATCCAGTGAATATGGAGGCATTTGGAATGTAATTGCAGAAGATGATAATGAGTGTTTTGATCTCATTACCAGTGCAGATGAAGGAGACTTTAATAGTCAATACTATACACATCTCCGTGAAAACATTCTGAAGTCACGCACTTATGCTCTTTCAGAAAATCTTGAATCTAAAATTGTTGAGGAGTTCACTACATGATTGATGAAATCAACAGCATCATTGAAAAACTAGAATGGGAAGATGGTGATGACATTGTAGTGGAGATTGGTGGGACTGTAGTCTCTGGTATTCATCAAGGTGAAAACTACAACAAGAAGTGGGCAACACCTTTTGGTGTCCGTAAGTACAACAAAGATGCGTTTATCATCATCAGTAACAATTCCCGTAGAGATTTGACTGGATCTCAACCTATGGACAGGGAACATATGCCACATCATCTTAAAGAGGTGAAGAAAGATGCAACCTGACATGGTAATGGACTATCCCAAACTACTTGAGAAGGGATATGTTTGGCGTGTTCATGTAGAAATGCCGATGCAAGATACTCCAGGTGATGACATCTATGAATATACTGTGGCAGTTGATGTAGTGTCACCTACTCAAGCACTTGCACAGTATATTGTCTCTACAATGTATCCAGATTCCTCTCTTATTAGTGTCCCTGATGAACCTCTCACTGCCTGATGGATTCCCTCACAAAGCACCAGAAGGATACTCCTACTATGTTCGCGAGTTCAAGCGAAATGTGGTTTCTATTTGGTTATTGCATCACGCAACTTACTCTTATAGTAGTGATCCTGTTAGCACAATCTGGGGATTCTGTAAAACAAAAACAACAAAGAGAGGCACTACGCACACTTACCATGCCCCCATCAACGCTAATAAAATAGGTAAAGAAGTGTGTGTTCGTGATACTCGTCCTTATACTGCGATGCAACTTAACCTAAATCCCTTGGAAGCAGTGTTATTTTCATGAAGTATAAACCACAGGTCGATGATTATGTTCGATGGAAATCAGATCATATAAACGTTGAGGGTTGGGTGTATTTTTACGATGAAAAATATGTTACCATTGAAACTGGTATTAAACCAAAACCTAACTGCCAGTACACAAAGAACGAGAGACACAAATATATCCACACACTGTTACTTTGTTTCCCACATCAATGGAATCAATTAGAGTATGTTCATACAAGGAAAAATAAGTATGCTGAAACTTTGGAGGATATGGAAGTATTCGTTAGGGAGTTTTAGTGATGATAAAACAAAACCTTATGACAATTATGTTGCTATCATTCGCAGCGTCATATTTGTCAGTCTGCTCACTACTAATATGGTTATTGTTTCTGGGGTAATTAGACATTGGCATGATGTACCGAGTGAACTATCTAAAACCGAAGAAAAAGGGATTCGCAAAACATTCTGCAAACTTCCTTAAGATTGAAGACGCAGTGTTCTGGGAAGAACATGTAAAGAAAAACCTGAAAGCAGTGGACACTCAAATAACTGTCCACTAATCTCCCACAGGACACCAATCCCGTGTATATTAACAGAGTCAAACAAATGCAACACAAATGGACGATCTTTGGAACGAGATTCAGGATATGCCGGGAGAAATCTTCGACATCACAGAACTCGAAGAAAATGACTCAAAGATGAACATCCAACTTGACGAATTCTCCAACACCGATTACACTGTTTGATATGAACTTTCCTACCTCAACTGTTAACGTGCTCTCACATCTTAATGAACTTCGCGATACTTGGAGATCACAGAATTTCACCTACACTAAGGATCAGCAGATTCAATATGACATGTTGATGCAAGCACGCCGCGAACGTGTTGCATGGTTTTATGAGACTGATCGTGTCCAGAAAGGTCCGAAAGTGACAAAGAAAGCAGAAGAAGTGCAAGACAACGCAGACGACTGAACAAGTGGCACAGAGGGTCTCCTAGGGGTCTCTCTGTGCGTTATAGTATATACATCAACGGAACACGAATGACCCTCACCCTCCGCCCTCATCAAAAGCGCATTCTCAACAGTATGCTTGCCTATGACAAGGGACAAATCATTGTGCCTACAGGTGGTGGTAAAACTATCTGTATGATTCAGGATGTTGTGGAGAACTGTAAGTATATTGACAACGGAATGACGACTGTTGTTGTTGCTCCACGTATTCTGTTGGCAGAACAACTGTGCAGTGAGTTCCTTGAGTTGATTGATACAACTCATACTCATGTGATGCACGTTCATAGTGGTGAAACCGACCACTATTCTACAACCAACGCAGACAACATTCACGTATTTGCTAACACTGCTCGCGCAGAAGGTGAGAACGTTATCATCTTCACCTCTTACAACTCCTTGCATCGTGTCATGGAGGCAGATATTGAGGTTGACAACATCTATTTTGATGAAGCCCACAACAGTGTAAAGAAGAACTTCTTTCCTGCGACTGAATTCTTTGCTAATGAAGCAAATCGTTGCTACTTCTTCACTGCAACACCAAAACATTCTCTTGCTGCTACTAAACCAGGCATGAATTGGTCTGTTTATGGTCAGGTTCTGTGTAATGTTCCCGCTCCTGAGTTGGTTGAGCAGGGTTACATTCTCCCTCCTAAAGTTGTAGTCAAGCAATTGCCTATGGTTAAAGGTCGCAAGGTGATGTTTGCTGATGATTGTGACAACTTGCTTGAAACTATT